ATCCCGGCACCAGATGGTTCATCGCCAGGGAGCGCCTGAAGACCCTGAAGCTCACGACCCTCATCACATTCTTCAAAGTCTGCCAGCATCACGGAATCAAACAGGGCACGCACTTCACCTATAACGCGCAGAACTCGGTAATCACCTTTTGGAACGGCTCCACCATCGACCTCCTGGAAGTAAAACTGAATCCGTCCGACCCGTTATTTGAAGATTTGGGAAGCGCGGAGTATACGGGCGGGTGGCTGGAGGAAGCCGGGGAAATCAACTTCAACGCTTTTGACACTCTGAAGAGCAGAATCGGACGCCACAAAAACGATGCTTTCGGGCTAAAGAAAAAGCTGCTGGTTACCTGCAACCCGAAGAAGAACTGGCTGTATACGACGTTCTACAAGCCCTTCAAAGACGGCACGCTGCCAATTGAATACAAGTTCCTGCAATCGCTGGTGGACGATAACCCCTACATGGAATCGGACTACCGCGCCGGCCTGCTGGACCTGAAAGACAAAGCCAAGAAGGAACGCCTGCTTTACGGAAACTGGGAATACGACGACGACCCCGCGGCGCTGATTAACTACGACGCCATCACCGACCTCTTTAGCAACCGACTCGAAACCTCGAAAGAGAAGTACCTGGTAGCCGACATCGCGCGCTACGGCTCAGATAAGACCGTCATCACGCTCTGGAAAGGACTCCACTGCTACGCTATCCGGCACTACGAGAAACAGGGCCTTCACACCACGGCCAAGACCATCAGCGACCTTGCCGGCCAGGAAGAAATCCCCCGCTCCCGAATCCTGGTAGACGAGGACGGCGTAGGCGGCGGCGTTGTGGACATGCTGCCCGGCATTAAGGGCTTTGAGGCGAACCGCAGGGCATTGGACGACCACCGCACCGGCAAGCCTGACAATTACCAGAACCTGAAAGCCCAATGCTCCTACAAGCTCGCCGAACTGGTGAACGCCAGGAAGATGGCCGTCAGTACCGAAGACGAACGAATCCGGGAATGGCTCACCGAGGAACTGGAACAGGTGAAAAGCAAGGACGCGGACAAGGACGGCCCTCGGCAGGTTGTGCCCAAGGAAAAGGTGAAAGAGATATTGGGCCGCTCCCCGGACTTTGCCGACTGCCTGATGATGCGAATGCTTTTTGAACTAAAGGGGCCAGGCGTGAGGCTTGGCACCGGAAGACCAGACCAAATATGAAACCACTGTTCAATGCCAAGCCCGTCATCTACGTGCCAACGCTTAAGCCCGTCTGCCAGGTTGACGGCAAGGAAATCAATCCGGCAACCGAACCGGGCGGCAAGCTCTACCTGGTGAAAGGGCACCCTATGTGTACCATGCACCGCCTCATGAGGCGCCCGGTGAACGGCAAGCTCGACTACCGCAAAGTTTTCTCCCACCGGAAGGAAGAGGAAAAGGCGAACCTCGATAAACTGGCAGCCAAGGAAGTTGCCATGCAGAAAGAGAACCAGCGGGTAAAACAGATAGCGGCAGACTCACAGGAAGAAGCGGCTCAAATTGATAAACGCACAAAATTAACCCCAACCTAAATGCTCCCGGCCATCTTTCCCACTCCTGCCGAAAAGAACAGGATGGACATCGTGAAGAAGTACAACGACCTGTACGAGAATAAAGCGTTCTTGGTTCTTGGCCTTCACGAACTCATCAAGAAGCAGTTTAAGAACCTTTCCCAGCTCATCTACATCGCCCACTCCATACCTTCCAAGGTCTCGGAGTTCTATGGCGACTTCGTGCAGGGCGACGCGAGAGACCTTTCCATCGAGTCCCAGGGCGGCCAGGACGAGAAAGACATTGTCGCCCAGGCTGTAAAAGACAACGACCTCATTGAAGCCATATACGACTATGCTGTAGACCAATCAAGTATTGGCTTCCTTATTCTTTTAGCCAGGCTTGATGAAGACGGCAACCTGATAATCGAATCCGTTCCGCAAGACCAGTATTTCCCGCAGAAGGACGGTTCCGTCATTTTCGCCAGTTACATCCAGGTGCCCGGCAGCAATGACCCGAAGCAGCTTTGGCTCTATACCCAACACCACCGCATGGAGAACGGACAGGCCGTCATAGAGCGCGAGCTTTGGACTACTGACGACAATGGCCAGAAGAAGGACAAGCTGAACCTTGCCCAATATGACGCCAACCTCAAAGAATTTGAACCTTTGGAGATTGATGAACTGGACACCGTGCAAATTGACAACGGGCGCCAGATTCGGGGTTTTGGCAAATCCGATTATGCCGATATCCTGCCCCAGCTTTCCGAAGTGAATGAGCGCACCACTCATGTTTCCATTCAGCTCTTAAAGAACCTGGACGCGAAGCTCACCGGCCCGAAAGGGATGCTCGACGAGAAAGGTGTGCCCGTGCAGTGGGAAGTCATGGAGAGGGAGACTGCGGACGCGCCAAAACCCGAATACGTCTTGAACGAAAACCCGTTGATTGCCGAAACCTACAAGCACGTTGAAAAACAGCTTCAGTACATCTCCTGGTTTACCGGCGTGCCCATGTTTGAATTGTTGTCCACTTCGGCCAACCCCGAGCGCGTGGAAGCCTTGCGCATGAGGCTGTATTCGGCCATCCGGCGCACCGACACCAAGCGCGCCAAGTTGGCCAAGGGCTTGAAAGACATCTTGCGCGTGGGCCTGAAGCTTAAGGGGATTAAGGAACCCGGGGACATTGAGATTCGCTTCGGCGACGTTCTGCCCAAGGACATGTTGGCAGACGCCCAGGTGGAGCAGATAAAAGTCCAAACCGGCTTGTCTTCCAAGCGGTCTGCCATAAAGCGCCTGGAGAACTACGATGACGAGCAGGTGGACGAGGAGCTTCAGACGATTGAACAGGAAAATCGTGTTGCTGGAATCAATCCTAATAATGCCCCTACAATCTAATGTCCAATCTCATCACCAATAAGTACGACCAGTCCCTGCCCGAGCGCGTAGGCGACAACGCCAAGCGGCTGGAGGCTTTACTTTCCGCCGTGAATTGGAAGAGGCTGGCCAAGTTTGCGTTCCTGATTCATTTGGGCGTGTTGTACTTTTTATTTACCACGATAGTCATTATCCACATCGCCCTTCATATCTTCTAACCCCACTCCCCTGCTCATGGGCGGATGCCCAAACCACTCCCCCGGCCTGAAAATAGGCCCCCGCGAGAGGGGAGGGGAGCACCTTTAGACCCTTGTCAAAATCCCTTTCACAAGCCGCAGAAGCCCGTCTTTCCGAACTGGTAAACTACGTCCGGGCCTTGGACGACGGCACGCAGAAAATCATCCTTGCCGCCATCAAAACACGCCTCACCGACCCGGTGCTGAAGGCTCAGCTTGCCCAGGTGGAGAAACTGGCACAGGGCACGGACGCGCAGATCCGGGCATGGCTTACCCAGAATGTCCCCTTGGGTTACTTTGACGGCTATGCGGAAGCCTCCAGGAAAGTGAAGGCCAAAGCCCTCACCTACCAGTCGTTTTTGACAAACAAAAAAACACTGTTCCACCGGGAAGCCGTGAATATGCTTCTAAAAGACAGTTACTCGGATTTTGCCCGTACCATGACGCAGACCGTCCGGGGTGCTGAACGCATACTCACCGACACCGCTCGCCAGCAGATACGGGGGAAGCTCATTGCCGGCGACATCCAAGGGCAGTCCGTGGACAAAATCGCCAGGGACATCAGGCAGACGTTGGTGGAGGACGGCTTTAGGGTAATGATTGACCGCGCCGGCAGGAAATGGCAGCTTCCTGACTACACGGAAATGCTGGCCAGGACGAACCTCATCAAAACCGCAAACGAAGGCGTGGTTAACCGGCTTTCCGAACTCGGCTACGACCTGGTGGAGTGGATGACCGGCGACAACGCCTGCGACATCTGCGACCCGCTTGACGGCAAGGTGTTTTCGGTGAGTGGCGACTCTGACAAGTATCCGGCATTAGAGGAACAGCCGCCCCGACATCCGAACTGCCGTTGTTCTCTTGGCCCCCGTCCTGACCTTGAATAGTTTTGACAGATAACCTTCCAATTCTCTATTCTTGTACTGACAAGCTTTCCGGTTAGGTGCTCCGGTCCATAAAAGTACCATTCCAGTTTGATAGTCTGGCCCAGAAAACTATCATTCGGGGTGTCGCCCCCGCCCAATTAACCGACAAAACCCAAATGCTCATCATCGAGAAAGATGGCCAACGCTACGTTGGCGACAAGGACGGCAAAGTCCTTGAAGAAGACGGCAAGCCCGTCGTGTACGACCCAGCTAAGCACAAAGACGCTGACCCGGACCTTTCAGCCTTAGAACTGGAAACTCTGGCCAAGGCGAACCCGCACGTCGCGCGGGTGCTGCAAGAAAAGCAAGAAGCCGAAGCCAAGGCCAAGGAATTGGCCGAAGCTGAAGAAAAAAAGAGACAGGAAGAAGCCCAGAAAAAGGGCGAGTTCCAGAAGCTCTATGAGGAAGCCACTGGCAAGCTCAAAGAGCGCGACGGCGAACTCGGAAAGCTGAAGGAGAGCGTCAAAAGCTACTCCGAAACCATCGACACTCTGCTGAACCAAATGTTGGAACAGGTGCCGAAAGAGAAACAGGCGCTCATCCCTGCTGACTATTCTTCCAAGAAGAAGCTGGAATACATTCTCGCAAACGCCGCAGCGCTGGGCGCAGAAACAGTGCTAAAGAAAGGCTCCGAAGTTCCCAAGAACGACAAGGCTCCGGTAGGCGATGAAGCCAAACTGGTAGCCGAAATCGAAGAGTTGACCAAAAAAGCTAACCGCACACCAACGGAAAATACCCTGATGTGGGAAAAGGCCAAGCAGCTCAAGGAACTGAGGGCCGCAAAGCAAAATAAGTAATTAACAAACATTCCTATGGACTTAGGTTTACATTTAACCCTCACTGATACAAACTCCAAGGCTGACCCAGAGGTTGTAGCCATTGCCGAACAGTTGAACCCTACACGGGGCAACGCCTTTGGTAAGGTTTGGGATTTGTTCGGCCAGAGGGCTACTCCGTTGACCACGGATGAATTCAAGGTATTGGCCCGCACTTATACCACCCCCTCCGTTGCTACCGGCACTTCCGGATCCGGCTTATTGTGGGATTCCACCTCGGCCACCACGAACCTGCCGATTAACTCCACCCAGATTGACCGTATTACTGTGGGCGACGTGCTTTTGGTTGATAACGAGGTTGTGGTAGTCAAATCTGTCAATCGCTCCACCAATACCATTGACGTATACGAACGCGGCGCGGGCGAAACCGACCCGGCTGCCCATGGCACCGCCGCCGTTACTGCCAAGATAATCGGTAACGCAGCCATTGAAGGCAAAGTGGACGTAGAAGCGAAGGCTGAACAGACTGCCGTCTATACCAACTACTGCCAGTTGGTTGAGGAAGCTGTCAACTTGTCTTTTGAAGACACGGAACAAATGAGAAAAATTGGCAGGACTGAACAAGTGTTGAAGGCTGAAGCCATTGACAGGGCTCGTGTCAAGATGGCCCGCACCGCTATTTTTGGTGTAGCCTCAGCACCTTCCGTTTCTGCTCCCGGTATGACTCGCGGCTTGCAACAGTGGTTGAAATTGTCCGGTGGCATCACCACCAACGTAGGTGGCGCCTTTACCGAGACCGCTTTGAAGAACATGCTGCAAACAATTCGCCAGACTGGTGGCAATGTTAATGCCATCGTCATGTCTGTCGCCAAGAAGATGACTTTCAATACCTTCACTGGCGCGGGCGTAACTGCCGTGAACTTGGATGCCAAACAGAACTCTGCCGGACGCATTTTGGACTCCTACTTGGCTGACGGCTTTGGCGCGATTCCGATTGTCGTTG